CAAGAGCGACAGCTGACTATCAGCCGTTTCTTGAAGAGTTGGTAGCGTTCTCTCTTCACTACGGTTGTCGAGTACGAAGTAGTTGGGACGGTAAACCGATAGTGATTGACCCAGAGGTAACGCGGGATATACTCAAGGTTTGTAAGGAGTCTCCAGCTAACTTGGATCCTAACTTCTACAGTTTCGACGCTGGATAGTCCTATAGTATATAGAGTAAGGAGGATAGTGAAAGATGGGGAGTAGTATTGAACCGAAGCTGAGAGGAGCCAATTTAGCTAGGCTAAAGGGTATGCAAAGAGTCTTCGTTGAGGAGCTACTTGCTGACGAGTCGTTTAATGCTACTTCAGCTGCGAGGAAAGCTGGGTATAAGAATCCATCGGTAGCAGGTGCTAGGAACTTGAAAAACGCTGTCGTTAGAGCGGCAATCGGTAAAGCTCTTCAAGAGCGTATCGAGCGGTGTAAGTTGACGTCAGACGAAGTTCTTAAGCACCTAGCTGCCGCTTTGTTTTTAGATCCTATCGACTTGATGGAAGTAGGCAACGACGGTTCTCAAGTAGTTAAGAATCTAGAGGATATACCGCCGCACGTTAGACGTTGTATAACGAAGATCAAGCAACGTACTCGATACGTAGACGGCGAACCGGACGTAACTACTGAAGTAGAAGTTATGAGTAAGGACTCCGCGTTGACTAACGCTCTTAAGCATCTAGGGCTAGTCTCTCCAGAGGGTAATACGAACAATCTAGTCATAGCTCCTAACTTTCTAGGAGAACTCCTAGAGAAAGTAGAAGCAGAGCGCAAGGTTATCGATGGGGACTATATTGAAGCGAAAGCGAAAGAGCGAAAATGATAAGACGAAGTGAGACGGAACTCCTTACTGACCCTCTAGCGTTTCAGACGGCGTTGTGGCCTAACGTTAGATTCTACGATAAACAGCAGGACGTTATCCAAAGCGTAGTCGACGACGATATGACGGTTGTTCCCGCAGGGAATATGCTAGGAAAGGATTTCGTAGCAGCGTTTATAGCTGTATGGTACTTCCTTAGTCGTAAGCCTTGCCGTATCGTTACTACGTCGGCTAAAGACGACCACCTTAGAGTTCTCTGGGGCGAAATAAACAACTATATCCAGACGTCTAGTTTTCCGCTTACCGTCGATAAAGGCGGACCTCTAATAGTTAACCATCGAGAGATAAAGCGTAGGCTACCGGACGGTAGTATCTGTCCCGTATCCTATATTCGCGGTATGGTAGCTAGTGCCGATTCTATAGCGTCGATGCAGGGCCATCACGTAGCGAACGTAGGAGACGGCATACCGCGTACTCTCTTTATCGCTGACGAAGCTAGTAGCGTTCCGGACGATTATTGGAAGATGGCTCGTACTTGGGCTAAGCGTGCTTTGATAATCGGTAACCCGTGGGACTGTGCTAACTTCTTCTTCAAGAGCGTTAAAGGTGACCCGTCTATCAATGATCCTGGAGGGAATCTATTTAGCGAAGACGGCAGGCGTTGCTATCGTAGAGTCATTCGTATTAGGGCCGAAGATTCTCCAAACGTTCGCTTGGGTCTTAGTGAAAAGGCTAAAGGTAGAAAGCCAAGCTATCGCCAAATCATACCGGGAGTCAAAGACTTAGAGGAGTACGAGAAGAACCGACTAACGTGGGACCCTATTCAGCAGTGCGTATCTCTCGATGGAGATTTCTACGAAGGGTCAGAGGTTAGGCTCTATCCTCCGGATTGGTTACGTAAGGCTCAGAAGGTTGGTAACGCTCTAGACGTTCGCCGTAGACCAAAGAATAGGTGGATGGGTATCGACGTAGGAGAAGGTGGAGACGATACCGTATGGACGGTTATCGACGAGCAGGGTATTCTCTTCCAGGAAGCTATCAAAACTCCGGATACGTCAGTTATACCTACCCAAACGATAGACCTTATAAAGCAGTATCAGATAGATCCTAAGAACGTCCTATTTGATAGAGGTGGAGGAGGGTACGAGCATACAAACTACTTACGTAAGATCGGTTATCAAGTTCGCTCTATGGGCTTCGGAGAAGCTGCTACTGACCCGTTTATCTCTAGGCGGATGAAATCGACTCAGGAGCGTACGGAGCAAGTCGAAGTTAAGTACGTCTACCGCAATCGTAGAGCGGAGATGTACGGTATGCTCCGAGAGCTTATCAATCCGATGCTAAGAGAGAAACCGTTTGGTATTCCTTCCCAGTATACCGAACTACTAAACCAACTACGTCCGTTACCTCTACAATTCGATCAGGAAGGGCGGATGTATTTACCACCAAAGGATAGACGCTCAAAAGACTCTAAAGAGCAAACGCTGAAAGAGATGCTAGGTTGTTCTCCCGATGAGGCGGATAGCCTAGTATTAGCTACGTTCGCTATGGAACGCGTCAAGCGCAAGCTCGTACTCAAGTCATACTAAGGAGATCGTTATGGCTACTCGAATAACAAAGAACCAGTTAGCGAAGAAAGATCAAGAACTGAAAGAACGTCGGCTAGTCGTCGATGAGCTTATAGCCAATGCTATGACTCAACGTTCGAACTATATGAATCGTCTCTTAGACGCTAGGCGGGACATCGACGCTGAATGCGGATATACCCGCGTGTCCGATCTAACGCTAGAGCACTACCAGACGATGTATGACGCCGAAGGAATAGCCCAACGAGTCGTCGAAGTACTTCCTGAAGAAACGTGGAAGGTGCAACCTAGTATCTACGAAGATGAAGACCCAGATTCATCTACGTCGTTTGAAGAGTCCTGGACAGAATTCTGTAGAGGTTTACTAGGCGAAGAATCTTGGTATGGAGACGAAGCTGGTAATCCCGTATGGGAGTACCTAGGGAGAGTCGACAAACTAAGCGGTATCGGCTACTACGGCGTACTCCTCTTAGGACTAGACGACGGTAAACCCCTCAACGAACCGGTAGAAGGTAACGCCCACAAGGTAACGTTCCTACGTTGCTTTAGTAACCATCTAGCGTCTATCGCTGCGTTCGAAACGGATCCAAGCCTACCTCGATACGGTAAACCGACGTCCTACAATCTAAAGTTCTCCGATCCTTCGAAGGTTTCCGACGTCGTAGCATTCGAACCTTCGGAGACCGTTAACGTTCATTGGACTAGAGTACTCCACGTAGCAGATACTCTAGAGAGTAGCGAAGTCTTTGCCGTACCTAGAATGCGTCCGGTATTCAATCGTCTCCAAGACCTCCAAAAGCTCTACGCTGGATCAGCGGAGATGTATTGGCTAGGAGCGTTGCCGGGTTTAGCGTTCGAGACGCATCCTCAGCTAGGTGCCGATTGGTCCGACGATTCTCTAGAGGGCGTACGAGAAGCGGTCATGGCTTATAAGGATGGTCTTCAACGTCACCTAGCCGTAGCCGGTACTCAAGTTAAGACGTTAGCTCCGCAGGTGGTAGATCCTTCAGCCCAGATCGACAAGATACTAGAGGCTATCTGTATCAAGTTAGGTATCCCTAAGAGAGTCTTTATGGGTAGCGAACGCGGAGAACTCTCTAGCGGTCAAGACAAAGACACGTGGAACGAGCGTTTAGTTGGTAGACAGAAGAACTACGTAACTCCACGTATCATCGTACCCTTTATTGATCGACTAATCATGCTAGGCGTTCTTCAAGAACCTAAAGAGGAATACCACATCGAATGGCCTGATCTCGACGAACTACGCCCGAAGGATCAAGTTGAAATCGCTGCTCGTAAGACCGAAGCTATCGTCAAGTACGTCGGAGGCAACGGAGATAACCTCATAGAACCTGAGATGTTTCTGACTAAGATCCTAGGTATCGAAGAAGACGAAGCCAAAGAGATTATCGACGCTACGGCAGAGTACGTTGAAGAGCAAGAACCAACTACGGCGGAGCTACTCGAACAGCAGCAATTAGAGCAAAGCCAAGCTACCTTCGAAAGAGAGCAAGGAGAGTCTAATGGCGACAATAACCCGTTCGGAAAGAAAGCCAAAGAAACCCCGAAGGGTAAACCCGCTGAAGGTGGATCCGACAAGAACGGTGATGCTCCGAAAGCGTTTCGTAAGGGAAATGAATAAGAGGTTTCGTCTACTCAAAGGACAGATCCTCAAACTTATTATCGACGAAGATGCTCTAGGCTTACGCTCTAGGCGTACGCCCGTAACTAACCGCTGGCAATTTCGCAGCGATAGCGAAGGTGTAGAAGCGTTCCACGACTGGGTTCTTCAACAGTCTAACGAAGGAGTCATTGGTAGTAACGTATCCGGCGATAACTGGATGACTAACTACATCGAAGAAGCTCACGAGAAAGGAAAGGCCAGAGCTTTCGATGACTATCGTAAAGGTTACGCCCAGGATGCTTCTACGGCTGACTTCTACCTAGGTTCCAAACAGGAGTTTCTACGTAGTGCGTTTGACCGAGCAGTCTCCGCCGACAAGGTAAGACTCTTAGCCTCCAGAGCCTATACGGACTTAGTAAACGTAACGGCTACTATGGCTACTCAGATGCGACGTACGCTTACAGACGGTATCATACGCGGAGACTCACCCCGTAAGGTAGCTAGAGAGCTTAACCGTACCGTAGACAAGATAGGAGCGACACGAGCTAGGACGATAGCTAGGACGGAGACTATACGAGCGCACGCCGAAGGCCAACTAGATGCCCTAGAGAAGCTGGGCGTAGAGGAGCTAGGCGTACTAGTCGAATGGTCTTCTACTGGAGACGATAGAGTTTGTCAACTCTGCCTACCTCTAGACGGCGTAACGCTAAAGCTCAAAGAAGCTCGTGGTATGTTACCGCGTCATCCTAACTGCCGCTGCGCTTGGATACCGGCTAACGTCGGAGAGAAGAAGAAACTATCCCAACGTAAGTCTAAGGCACGTATTGAACGAGCCAAGGATAAGTCGTTGACCGCCGAAGCTCCTAAATACGATCCAAAGGATCCACGTACGATAAAGCAGGGTAAGCGAAAACTTACCAAGAAAGAACGTTTAGCCATCGGTAGGAAGAAGTCTAGTTGGTACGGTGCCGATCTTAGCGTTTCCAAAGTACGTCCTAAAGCTCTAGTAGGAGAAAGCCTAAAGAGCCAAGCTAAACGTCATGCTAGTTTAGCTATCAAGGCCGGTAATCTTGGACCTACCCTAGCTACGGAAATAGCCAAGGAAGCAGGCGTGTCTCCTACCGTAGCCAAGATGGCTCTAACCGCTGCGACTATCGGAGACTTTACCGTTCCAGGGTTACCGGTAGGCTCTGTAGCTGTATCTCTTCTAGCCTCTGCTAAGAGCCCAGCTGCTATGTCGAGGGTAGCCCGTAAGATCGTACACGAACTAATGAGGCTTTACTAATGCCTTCTACACTAGAAACAAAACGAGTAGCTTTACAAACTGCGT